TCTAAGTTCTCTGCTTCCAACTTCACCCAAGCACTCTTAGGTTCTTCTTTCTCACAGAGGGCAATTAACTCCATTGCTAACTCTCTGAGATAATTCTGTTCATCCTCTGGGATGGTATCCATTGCACCCTGAGTAGGCGTGATGATTATCTTTTCTGGCTGTGCATCTTCATCTGGCAAATCCTGACCAGCGTAAATGTATAACCCGAGTCCATGCAATCCAAGTGCTTTGGTCATGCAGCGCATGATGGCTGTGTTAACCGCAAACGCATCACACTCAACCCGATACTCTTTGCCATACTTAGAGACTGCTGTATAACCCTTTAGAGGGATTGCTTTGTTGCCTGAGTCCATCACAGGTAACTGGCAGGTCATAGGCTTGTCAAACATCGTGACAGTAACCCAGACCATTGCTGTGCCATTGATTTCCATGTAGCACTTGCCATCAAACATCTCTACTTTAAAAGTAGCTTTAGGGTCTGCTTTGAGTGCTTCTGCCCATGCCCAAGCCCATGATAGGTAGGTTAGGTTGGCTTTCTTTTCTGTGTGTTCATTGACGTTAGTCTTGAGTAGTGCTTCAATTGACATTTTGATTCCTTTTGGTTTCTCTTGTTAACTTCATTTTTAACTTTGTTTCTTCTGTATGAGGAATTCCTAATCGGTTTTTATTCCCCATCCGAGAGAGTGCCATGTTTCTTTTTGCTTCCTCGGTAAAAGGCTTTCTCTTTACACCAAGTTTTGCTAAAGAAATTTTCTTTTTAGTTTCTTCTGAAACTTCTTTCTTGGGTACTTTTTTTCTTTGTTCCCAAGCAGCTTTCATCTTAAGTTTTGTTTCTTCTGTGTGCTTTACTCCTTTGCCTCCAATTACGAAGGGACTAATGTTAAACCCATTTTGAACAGCATCAAGTTTTGTTAACAACAATTGTTCATAAAACAACACATCATTTTTAGTGCAAATTAACAAGGTTTGGAATTGGAAATTTTGTTCACCATACTTGTTCCATGCTCTTTGAAGTTTTGAATTTCTATGAGTGTTTTTTCTTAAGCAACTAAGATGTGTTCGTTTTCTATTTATCAAACTATGTGCGCTACCAATGTAGAACTTTCCAGTTTGCAAACAAGAAATTTTATAAACACCAGTTGCATTGTTGTCCATTTTATTTTCCTTTACTTAAATATTCTTCAATCATTGCTTCTTTGTCATCATCGTATAAATCCTCGAAAGGTACGAAGTGATTTTCTCCACAGCATGAGCCAGATGTTTTAGGCTCAGTGCAGTAGCAGCAGTAGTCACCATGCGATAAATCCTTGATTGCGTCTTGTCTTGTAATCATTGGATTCTTTCGATAGGCTTTGCTACAAGCCACTTGTCACCTAACTGGCGTACTGAGCGCACCCATTGCTTTTGGTAGCTTCTAATGACTGCTGGAGGGGCATCGTAGGTAGCAAATATCCTACGGACTTGTACAAGATAACGTACGTTCATATTAGCCTCTCCAAGCCAGTAGTACACCGATACCGCCAAAGATAACGATGGCTAACACATACTCAACTAGCGTCTGAATAATCTTACTTTTCATTTGGTTCTCCTTAATTTGTTGCTAAACGCATTGCACGTTCAGTTGCTTCATTCCAGTTTGCAACCCACTTAAAAGACAAAGTTCCCTCAATTTGATAAGCAGTAAATTCACCTTGATAACCCATTGCAAAGGTAAAAGTACGTTCTTTATTGTCTCTAGTGATTTTTACCCATTTGCCATTGGTGCGAATGGTTTTTTCTGTAAAGCGTGTCATGTTTTCTTCCTTAATTACCCACTTACGTTTTGTTATGGGCTGGTGTTAGTATAATGCAAATCAACGAAATGTTTAAATTATTTTCACAAAGTGTTGAAAATTTAGCAAATCGTTGTTAAGATGCAACTATGAACAAACTAACCGACAAAGAACTAATTACCTTGCTTGGGGGGCCAACAATCCTATCTAAGAAGCTAGGTTTCTCCTCTGCACAGAGGGTACATAACTGGATATACAGGGGGATACCTGCATCAATCAAATTAGCTTATCCAAAACTTTTCTTAAACAAAAGGATTAAGAAATGAGCAAATTGTGCGCTGACTGCAATCAGGAAATTACTGGCAGAGAGCCAAGTGCTAAATTCTGTTGGTCATGTTGTGATTTAAGACCTAAAAAGAATGGACAAGTACAAGCTGCAATTGCAGTTAATAAAGCGGTAAGAAATGGTATTCTTGCACCTGTAGCTACACTAAGTTGTGTAGATTGTGGGAAACCTGCTCAATGCTATGAACACAGAGACTACAACAAACCATTAGAAGTTGAGCCTACTTGCAAGAGTTGCAATACTCGCAGAGGGCCAGCTATTCCATTAACTAAAGAGACAACATGACACAAGAAGCAATCATCAGAGCATTACAAAACGGCTCTTTAACTTCCTACCAACTAGAGGATTTAACAGGCATACCAAGAACATCTATTGTGGCTGCTTGCAAGAAGCTACACCACAAGAAGCAACTTACCTATGAAAAGATTAGGATGGGGCGTTCATGGATTTCTAGGTACACGCTAGAGCCACACATGATTACTGCTACAGAAGCCGCCAATGATGCGCCTCTGAATAAGTTAAACCCATTCGACATTCGTAATGCCCAAGGTATCTTTACCAAGGCTGAATATGCGGTAATGAACTCGCAAGCCAGAAGACTGTTTGGTAAATCGTTTTCACAAGATATTACAAACAATCAGTTTATTTGATACAATGATTTGAAACACGGCTAGGCAGGGAGTAATTATCCTGCCGAAAAGGGTTCCCACTTTTTCCCCTGCCGCAGTTTCTTTTGCTTTTAAGTGGTTTTTAAAGTGGAAAAAATTATGCTATTACAGCCTAAGAATTGGGCAGTCTTTCAACATTACAAAGACAGATGCCCTCCGTGGATAAAACTACATCGTGACCTGTTAAACGATAGGTCTTATATGCGCTTGCCTATTGCTAGCAAGGCACTAGCACCTATGCTCTGGTTGCTTGCAAGTGAATCAAAAGATGGTGTTTTTGATGGCTCACTAGATGAGCTAGTCTTTCGTCTGCATATTACCAAAAAAGAATATCAAGATGGAATCAAGCCATTGATTGATAACGACTTTTTCATACTTGTTAGCGGAGTGCTAGCAGAGCGCAAGCAAGATGCTATCCCAGAGACAGAGGGAGAGAGAGAGGGAGAGACAGAGAAAGAGACAGATACGCCAGAAGGCGTTTCAATTGAAGTTTGGGATTCTTTTGTCAAACAAAGAAAAGCACGAAAAGCACAGATTACTGAACGAGTAATGAAGTCAATCCGAGAGCAAGCAAAAATTGCAGGTTGGACTCTGGATAACGCTTTAAACGAAATTGTTGTTCGTAACTGGCAAACATTTAAATCTGATTGGGTTGCTGTCAAACCAAACCCTGCCGACAGAGTAAGGCTCACAGTTGCGCCATCAAATGAGCCTGACCCTGCCCTTACAAAGATTATTGAGGATGCAAAAAAAGCTGCACCAATGCCCGAAAGTTTTAGACAGTTTGCCAAGCAAGTGAGAAAAGCATGAACTTTGAATGGCCTACAAATGACTCCAGCAGAATTAGAACACTTCAAGGACTGCGAAGCGAGAGAGTGGATACGGAGATTCAACCAAAAGAAATTGACGATTGGCTCAAGCAAAGCATTGCTCTGGTGGCAGGGTGTGTGCGTGGACTTGGAACGAATCAGAGGAAAGTCAGATACTTTGCTTTTGAGGGACAGAATGACGAGGCTACGAAATGAGGAGAGCAGCAAGAGTTGATGCTAACCAAGACCAGATAGTTTCTGCCTTGCGTGGTGCAGGGGCATACGTCTGGATTATTGGCTTACCAGTTGACTTGCTGGTTGGCTACAAGGGTCACACCTTTCTGGTGGAGATTAAAACGGACTCTAAAAAGCGTTTAACGAAGCTACAAGCCGACTTTTTCGAGAATTGGTCAGGTAGTACCTTGGCAAGAATA